AAACAAAAATTGGTACAAAAAAGAGAATTGTTAAATATAAAAAGAAAGCTCAACCGGATTATAATGCAATCAGATATTTATTAGTTGTTAAATTTGGTAGAGAGTTTAATGAGAAAAAAGAAGAAATCGATGCGATGTTTGAGCGATTAAAAGCACGAGAGGAGAACTGGTCGAATGCAAGTAGTGATGAAGACAATAACAAGTCTTAAAAAATATGATAATAATCCAAGATGCAATGATGAAGCAGTCGAAGCAGTTGCTAATTCAATTAAAGAGTTTGGATTTAAGGTTCCCATTGTAGTAACAAGTGATAACGTCATTATTGCCGGACATACCCGTTTAAAAGCCTCTGTGTTGCTTGGGTTAAAAGAAGTGCCATGTATAATCGCAGATGATCTAAATGAGCAACAAATCAAAGCGTTTCGCTTAGTTGATAATAAAACAGCTGAACTAGCAACCTGGGACTTTTCCAAATTAGAAGATGAGTTATTATTAATAGATATGGATATGCTTCAGTTTGGATTCGAGGAAATGGAAAGTTTACTTCCTGATAATGCTGAAGATGATGATTTTGATGTTATAGATGAAATTCCTGAAGTGCCTTTCACAGAACCAGGAGATATTTATGAGTTAGGGAAACACAGAGTAATGTGTGGTGACTCTACAAATCCTGTGCAAGTAAATATACTTCTTAATGATAAAGTGGTTGATATGACTTTCACAGATCCACCATATAATGTAGATTATGAAGGGACCGCTGGAAAGATTAAGAATGATAAGATGGAAGATAATAACTTCTATCTTTTTTTATACAATGCTTTTCAAAATATGTTTGATCATACAAAACCTGGTGGAGCTATTTATGTTTGCCATGCTGATACTGAAGGACTTAACTTTAGAAACGCATTCAAGAATGCTGGATACAAACTAGCTGAATGCTTAGTCTGGGTTAAGAATGCACTTGTACTTGGTAGACAAGATTATCATTGGAGACATGAACCAATTCTCTATGGATGGAAAGAAGGAGCGGCTCATTACTTTATTGATGATCGAACTCAAGACACTATATGGGAATATAACAAACCGAAGAAAAATGAAGAACATCCAACTATGAAACCATTAGAGTTAGTAGGTAGAGCAATCAGTAATTCCTCAAGAAGACATGAAACCATTCTTGATTTGTTTGGTGGCTCTGGATCAACACTTATCGCAGCTGACCAACTTGATCGTAAATCATGTCTAATGGAGCTTGATGAAAAGTTTGTAGATGTTATTGTTAAAAGATATATTAGACATACTGAAAACAATGATAACTGTTATTTAATAAGAAATGGGAAAAGGTCTCCAATTAGTAATTTTCATGAGTATGAAATAAACTCACTATAGTGAAAATAACGCTTGCTATTTAGTCTCTTTAGAGTGATATATATAGTAACAAAAGAAAAGGAGACTATTTATGTTTAAAGAATTTAATGCACATCCAAAAGGTATCAAAACAGGAGACTGTATCGTTAGAGCTATTGCAACAGCAACTAACACAGACTATTTAGAATGTCGTAGAGAGTTGAATCGTAAGAAAAAGAAATTAGGACATTCAAGTTATAAGGATACTAAGTTCTTATATGATTACTTGAAAGGTTATCCAAGATTAATATTTAAAGCAGTAAAGGGAGAACCAAGAATTAAAGGCAGTAATTTTACAGAGTTACATCCTAAAGGAAAATACGTCCTCAAAATGGCTGGGCATGTTGTTGCTTGCATTGATGGAGTAATTCTTGATACTTGGGACTGTTCTTACCGCTCGGTATATACAGCGTGGGAGATTACAAAATGAAAACAAACTTTATAAGAAAAGCAATACCTGATGAATTACTTCCTCAAGATGAGTTTGTGATTGAAAAAGAAATAGTTATCGATTCAGACTTGTTCGAGAGTTTTATTCAAGACCCACTTAATGATTATGATTTTATCAAAGAAAACATTGATATTATGTATTGTGATAATGAAGGAACATTCCACTGTATATTTGTTACATCAGATAAACATGACTTTGGAATCCTAGTTGAAAGTGAAGGATATCATTATGCAAGATACACAGCGTATTTACCTAAAGAAATGTTGAGGAGCGAATAGCTCCTTTTTTAGTACTTAATAAGGAGAGATGATTAATGCAAGTAATAACAAGTGAATCGGTATTTAGTGGACATCCTGATAAAGTGTGTGATCAGATCAGCGATGCAATACTAGATGCAATCTTAGAAGAAGATAAAAATGCAAGAGTAGCAGTTGAGTGTGCTATCAAAGATGACTTAGTATTTGTCTTTGGGGAAGTCACAACAACAGCTATTGTTAATTATAAAAAAATAGCAAGACAGGTATTAAAAGATATAGGGTATACAGATACTTTTAATGTGGTTACAAAGATAAGCGAACAATCACCAGATATTGCACTTGGAGTAGATTCTAATGAATCAAAAGAACAGGGCGCAGGAGATCAAGGCATTATGTTTGGTTACGCTTGTAATGAAACACAAGAATTTATGCCATTACCTATTATGCTAGCAAACCAAATATCTAAGGAAATGGACAAAATTAGAAAAGAGAAATACTCACATATTTTTGGTCCGGATGGAAAATGCCAAGTATCTGTAGGGTATGAGAATGGTAGACCAAAGAAGATTGAAACTATTGTTGTATCAGCTCAGACAAAACCAGGAATAGATGACCTAATAGTAGAGAGTATAATACTAAATGAAGTTCTGGCAAAAGTGTTTGATATAGATACAATCTTTGATGCAAAGGTTTTAATTAATCCAACAGGTGAATTTATCATAGGTGGGCCATATGCAGATTCAGGATTAACTGGTAGAAAGATAATTGTTGATACGTATGGTGGCTATGCAAAACATGGTGGAGGTGCTTTCTCAGGTAAGGATGTAAGCAAAGTTGATCGCAGCGCGGCTTATTATGCCAGATACGTAGCAAAAGCCGTTGTAGGCGCAGGGATGGCCACACATTGCGAGGTTCACTTGAGCTATGCTATTGGAGTAGCGAAACCTGTAAGCGTCTTAGTAAATACATTTGATACAGGCGTTACAAGGGATGAAGAAATTCAAGCACTCGTTAATTATATGTTTGATTTCAAACCGGAAAGCATAAGAAAAGAACTTGAATTAGATACAGTCAAGTTCCAAGAGCTAGCAAAGTATGGACACTTTGGTAGAGAAGATTTAAATGTTCGTTGGGAACATGTAGATGATAAGATAAAACAATTAAGAGAGCTTTATGTCAAAGCCTAAAGAATTACATAGGTTCTATAAATCCATTCAGTGGAAAGTAGCAAGAACTATTAAGATTCAGGAAGCTAATGGAAGATGTGAACGGTGTGGAGTTCTGGGAGAAGAAGTTCATCACAATATAAGACTCACTGTACAGAATGTGATGGATACAATGATTAGTCTTAATCAGGATAACTTAGAGTTGTTGTGTAAGAAATGTCACAACAAAGAACATAAGAGATTTACAAAAGAACAGGAATTTGATGAAGAAGGTAACTTAATTTTAAGGTAACACTCGTTTTTGTAATTCATTTTTGGTATAATACTTCATAACGGAGGTGTTATTCATGAAAGAAATATTAGCATTCGTAAAAAAGCAATATTTAAAATTAATACCACACATAATTTTACTGCTTTCGATAATTTTTTCTTACTTCACTGAAGATGGAAGTTCCTTAAATCTAGTGGTTAAAATTACTTTATCTACATCATTCGCATTGTCATTGTATTTCACGATTAATATTACCAATTCATTTAATAAATATTTGAATAGCGTTGTAATTTCTCAAAGAAACATAATTAGCGAATATAGATATAAAATTTCAAATTATGAAATGCAGTTCAAGAATCTTATCTATAAACCAAAATATTATAAAATAGAAGATATGCATGAACCATATTTGGCTATTGATATTGTACCGTATAGAATCAAAGGGAGTTTTTTTCCTCTACAACATGAAGAAGATTATATTGAGTATATAGATGAAAATATTGTAGAAACACCTGGTAAGACATATTATTGCTATGTAAATGGTGATAAAGTTAATTTTTCAGTTGAGAAAGATGCGATTATACAAGACTATTACCATGATACAATGGGTGAAATGAAAATTAAGAATGGAACTGCATTAGTTAATAAGCCAAGGCATCTTATAGTGTTTAAACTAATAAATATTGGTTTGTTTCCTGCAAAATCAGTGTTACCAATTATAGATTATAATAATAACGAAAATAACTATAAAGGTATTCATGCGAAATTATTACAGTCAAAAGAAGAATTGTTATTTGTAATTCTTGTAGAACTTCAAGGAGAAAAAAAGATCAATTACAATTGTGCGTTTGAGTATTCATTCAAAAACAAACGATTGATTCAAAAAATGCCTATTACTATTGAAAATAGTAATATAACGTTCTTAACGGAACTCTCAGAACCAGAAGAAATTACCCCCCTGCCTATCGAAAATTAATTTTTTTCAGGGTACCGTTAGGTGGGCAATTAAAAAACACAGGGCAATAATTTTGAAAATAAGATTTTCCTATTTCTAAATTGGAGGTTTGAGATGAATAAATATCCGAAAATAAATGAATTCACTCTATCAAAAGGAGTACTTAAACATAATCAATTTGGTGACTTGCTTGAATCAGAGGGGCATCCATATTATATTGATTCTTCAACTATTGGTCACCTTTGGATATATAACTTAATTGCAAAGAAGGACTTTGATTATATCATTCCTATTTTAGATTATGCAAAAAAGATGAAATCATGTTTATTCGAGTGGAACATTAATGATGGAATGCTCGTTGAATTAAAGATTTTTTATGAAAATAAGGATTTAAAACCTGAACTATTAATTAACGAAAACCTAGACTTAAAGAGATATTATGATTTACTTGAAAATGCTAAAACGCACAGGAATGAATATAATGCATTAAGCAAATTATTAGTTATGTTACATAAATGTGATCAAGTATCATTTACTGAAAATGCCGGATTTAATCTAGAGTATCCAAGAATTGGTTTATTAAATTACCTTAAGAAAAATGCACCATTCCTCAATGCAACTTATATTGGAGCTACACAATTTTATGAAGATGATCAGTTTGATGTACCAGATAAAATTGTAAATATTCTTTTTGAAATATCTAAATGTAATACTGATTGGAAAGAGCTAAAATATTATCCTAAACAAGGGTTAATAACAGATCAAATTTCAGTTATTGAATCATTCTTTATTGACAATTGGTACTGGATTGAACAAAAGAATAAACTAATCTTTCTGAAATACATTTACAATTTGAGAATATTACAAGAGTTATCTGCTTCACTTATTGGATCGAATGGTCTACTTTCAGCAATTTCAGTTAGAGTGATTTTTGATAATTATTGGCAAACCAAGTATCTTATTGATAATGAAGAGATTGAAGCATATGAAAAACATTGTGGTGATAGAATGCAATTGTATTATGCTAAAGAAATTAAAGATGAGGAATCATTTGACATATTTAGAATTGAACTCAATCGCAACTTATATAATTCAATTCCATTAAATGCAGATTATTTCCAATCAAAAGGCTCTGTTAGGGAAATTTGTATTGATTTGGGTATAAAAGGTTTATATGATAAGTATTATGAGTTTAATAGCGAATTTGTACATGGTTCAATCACTGGGCTTTATTTTGGCTTACTAGATACATGTAATAATAAGGAACATCTCGAGCATCTCACAATAAATAGAGTTTCATCTAGACATATTGATTCATTAAAGGACATAATAGATATTATTAATCTTCATACTGAATTAATAAATCAATACTTAAATAATGATTTTTTACCAAAATTTGAACTGGATATAATTACTTTTAATTCTAGAGATGATTTTAGAGATTATTTGGATAAAGTATCTAAAAAACGGAATGAATAAAATAAATATAGAATATAAGCGATTAAAGTCGCTTTTTTCTTTGGTTGATGAATCAAAGAAAGAGCTAGTAGACAATCTGATTTATCAAGCCGCATTTATGAAGGTGGAACTTGATAAATTACAAGAACAAATTAGAAAATATGGTGCTATACAAATATCAAATAAAGGTATGCAACGACAAACTGAAGCAGCTAAGTATTACACAAAACTTGTGAATTCTTATGGGACAGTGATTAAAACATTGAATTCTATTCTAGGAACACAAGTAGATGATGGAGATGATGCATTTGATGAATTTCTTAAGAGAGCTAGCTAATGAATTATCTAATTGAATATTATCAAGAAATTACTGAAGGCAATATACTTGTTGGAAAAGAACTAAAAAATCAGCTTAATACATTGATCAAAGATATTGATAATCCAAGATACATATATGATGAAAAACCTGGCAATCTTAGAATTGATTTTATTGAAACATTTTGCAGACATACTAAATCTCCATTTAATGGTATGAAATTTATACTTGAACTTTGGGAGAAAACACTTATTCAAGTAGCATATGGTTTTAAAATTGCTGATACAGGACTAAGAAGATTTAATGAAGTTATATTATTGATAGCTAGAAAGAATGGCAAGACAACATTTATAGCCGGGGTTGATTTAGCAGAATTCTTTCTATCAAGAGGTGGAGTAGACATCGTTTGTGCATCTAATACAACAGAACAAGCAAATATTTTGTTTGAAGAGATAAACAACATGAGGGAACAATCACCTTCTTTATCTAAGGATACAAGAAGCAAGAAAAATATCTATCATATATATTCTCCCAAAACAAAAAACAAGATTAAGAAATTATCTGCTCAGTCCAGGAATAAAGATGGATACAATATTGAAGTAGGTTGTATCGATGAAGTTCATGAAATGAGTGATTCAAAGGTATATGATGCAATTAAGCAATCACAATCAACTAAAAAAGAACCACTCATATTTATCATAACTACCGAAGGAACCACTGTTGGTGGATTTTTAGATAACAAGCTAGATTATTGTAGGAAGATATTAAAAGGTGAGATTGAAGATGATAGAGTCTTAACATGGCTTTATACACAAGACTCAATAAAGGAAATATATGATGATCCAATCACATGGCAGAAGTCAAACCCAAGTCTTGGAGTAGTTAAACTAAAAAACTATCTTGATGATGTTATGAATAAGTCCAAGCACGATCTATCAACAAGAGTCACTATGCTTTGTAAAGATTTTAATATAAAACAGGCTGATTCAGGTTCTTGGCTAACTTACAACGATTTTAACAATGAGGATAAATACTCACTAGATGAATTGAGAGATTCATATGCAATTGGTGGAGTTGATCTATCATCAACTACAGACTTAACAGCTGCAGTTCTTGTAATTAAAAAAAGAGATGATAATAAGAAATATATAATTCCACATTTCTTTATGCCTAGCGAGGTTTTAGATAAAAGAATTAAAGAAGATAATGTTCCATATGATATATGGGTTAAGAAAGGTTATGTGACTTTAACAGATGGAAATCAAAACGATTTTAGTTTAGTGACTCAATGGTTTATGAAGATGATTCAGACTTATGGAGTTAGACCACTATGGGTTGGTTATGATCCTTGGAATTCTCAGTATTGGATTAAAGAGATGGAAGAATTAGGATTCAACATGGAAAAAGTTAGACAGGGAATATACTCTTTATCTGAACCAATGAAAATTTTAGAAGCAGATCTTAAGAATAATTTAGTTAACTATAACAACAACCCAATCATGAAATGGTGTTTAGCTAATACTCAAGCTAAAGTTGATTTGAACGGAAACATTCAACCATCAAAGTTGAACTCTAAATACAAACGAATTGATGGAACTGTTGCTCTTATAATTGCATATGTAATATTAAATAGATACAAAAATGATTATGAGAATATGATACAATAACTTAAGGGGTGATTGTATTGTATGAAACAAGATCAGAGTTAAGAAAGATAGAATCACAAATCTCAAAACTTAATGTTAAGAATAGGCTTGAAGTACTTCAAAGGTTATCAAGAGAGAGATTAGATTTTTTTGGTCCTTTAGTAATGACTAAAAATGGTAAACCTCACAAATATGAAACTTATGAGTTAGGGATAATTGCCATGTTCTCATTAGTTGTTGATAAATTCAACAACAAGAATACAGAGAAATCCGTATGGCTGAATAAGACAGTTAATATTGTTAGAAATCAATTATACTTGAATGAAATTTTCGAGAAAAATGCAAGAAACGGGCTGGCTGCAATTGCATTTATGCAAGCCTATCTTAAGCAGTATATAATGCTAATTTATAGATCTAATTATTTATACACATACAAAAGCCATCATTTGAATTTGGAACAAGAATTCATAGACAAGTTTAACACAGAATACTCTGAATTTCTGTTGTTATTTTCTTGCGTTTTAGCTTATGCTAAGTTGAACAACAAAGAAAAGTTAATTGATTTATTGAAAAAATACACACCAAATGCATTAAATGAATTGATTATTGATGCTGATGAATTCAAGAAGCTTTATGAACCAATCCATAAGTGGAGGGATGTTTCATTTGTGAATTTTAATTTCTTACATAGATATCCATTTATCAAATATCAAAACAACATATATATTCCTTATTGGCCAGCTATAACATATGCAGTTACTAAATCATTAATGTTTGATATAACTAAAGGCAATAATGATTTAAAATCTGATATTGGAAAATATGCTTTTGAGGATTATATATTTCATATTACTAAGTTGACTAAGTCAAATGAAAGTTGTAGTGTGGTAAAAGAGTTTATATATAACAAAGAACACAAAAGAACATCTGACATTATGGTTATTGATAAAAACGACGTGCTCTTAATTGAAGTTAAATTTATGAATTATAGACTTTCATTAAGACACTTTGATGAAAATGCTATAGATTATACTGAATCTAGAATGGTCGAATGTATTGAACAAGTATATAAGAATACTATTGCGATTAAATCTGGGGAAGTAAAGCATAATTTACTCCCTGAAAAATTAAATGATATTATTGGAATCATTGTTGTGTTGGATGATTATTACATGGATGTTGAGTCGATATATGATACGGCAGTTAAAAAGATTTCCGTATACGATAAAACTATTACTTCGAGAATTCTAAAAGAAACAATATGTTTCACTTCATTGTATGTTTTTGAACGCATAGTATATTACGCAAGTACTAATTTAGTAGGTTTCTATCACGATATACTTAAAGTAAAGAAACAGTATAATTTTTGGGAATATGTGTCTGAAGACAACTCGCAAAAAGGTGGTATCAATATGAAAGAAGTAAATGTTCTTTATCAAAAAGTTTTAGAAGATGCTGCTGATATTATAAAGAAAGAAGAAGATTTAAATTAGGAGGTGCTCGTGCACATTTTCAAGAGAAGGAAAAAAACTGGTTCATTTGATGCTCTACAACTTATAAGCAATCTTAATACGTTTTACTCACCATTTGGGACAAATATTTCCAAAAGTGATGTTGTGAAGATATGCATTGATAGGGTCGCATCGCAGTGTGCTAAGTTAAAACCAAGATATATAAAAACTGAAAATGATAAGACAGTAACCGAGAAGAAAGGTCGACTGTCTTTTCTTTTGAAATATAAACCAAATGAAGTAATGACCCCTTATGATTTCTTGTATAAAACAATTACGTTATTATTGCTGAATGATAATGCTTTTGTTTATCCTAAGTTTGATAGAGTTACCGGCGAACTTAAAGGTATCTATCCACTAAGACCAATCACGGTAGAGATTATTGTTGATGCATCTGATAATTACTTTATCAAATTCTTATT